AAAGACAATACCATACATTTCTGTTCGTGTTTCTCCACCTTCTACCCAATCGCCCGCATCGTTCCAATAGCCATCGGTTTTCTCAATGTATGTGAACGGTACTTTAAACTCGTCTACAAAGTCCGCAAACGCGAATGGTTTATTCACATTGACATCACCCCAATAAAAAAACACCTATTTTACAGGTGTTTTAAATGCCTTTTCTACAGGCCAATTATATTTGTTTAAACGTTGTTTCAACGTGTCGTAATTAATATTAAGTTCTCTAGCCCAATCAGCAATAGTTTGTGTTTTGCCGTTGTAAGTTATCTGATTATGCAAGGGATTATCTTTGGTTTCTAATGCTTTTTTAATATCCCAACCATCCATAATTCGTTTATGCAAGGTTTTATAAGGTATTCCTTTTTCTTTGGCCCATTGTCTAATATTTTTTGTTTCACCATTGTATGTTATCGATCTTTGGTTGTTAGTTTTAATTTCTGTATCAAACACTTTGTCCAACGGCATCCCTTTATAAAACCTTTTGTATAGCACCTCATAAGGAATGTTTAATTCATCAGCCCATTCAGAAAGTGTCTGCGTTTTACCTTTGTACGTCACTTCATGTACGTTTTCTCTATTGTTGCTTTGTTCTTTTGTTGTTGCCCATCTGCAATTTTCGGGCGAATATCCCTTTTTGTTGTCTATGCGATCAATAGTTAAATCTTCTCTATATCCGTTTTCCATAGCCCATTTATAGAACTCGGAAAAGTCGTTTTTCCAAGAATCACAAACGGAAATTCCTTTGCCGCCATACCTTTCAAAAGCCTCATTGTTAGGGTTATAACATCTGTCCTTCATGTTGTTCCATATACCATAAATGCGCGTTTTAGTTAATCCATGAGTTTTCTTTGTTTCGCTCGTTCTTTTTCTTCCGTAACAGCCACAAGATTTAGTTATACCTTTTCTCAAATTATAGCCATTAACCACCGTAGTGTTCCCGCACTCGCATAGACATACCCATCTTGCTTCGCCACGCTTATCATTTTCTCCGCGCCGAACAACTGACAACCTACCGAATTTCTTGTTCGTTAAATCTATTAACCTGCCCACGCCAATCCCTCTCACAACTTTTTTGTAGATACCATTATTATATCAACTAACAGGTTTGAATTCCAGTTATTCGACGGTATGTCGTATGCTTCCAACCAAGCGACCTGTGTCAATAAGCGGATTATCTGAACCCTTCCGTTCGATGGTCATTTGACTGTTCGGCGGATTCTTCAAGTCACGCATTTTCTTCTGAATCAGTCCGGCAAACTCCATGCCGATGGCGTCCATAAAGAGTTTCGGGTTGATGTTTCCTTCGATTACGTCAGGAAGCAACTTCTCGATTTTTTCAGCAATCTTATCGACATTTTCATCAAAACCCGTCCGCAACCAAGACCGCTCCGGTATCTTGATGACGGTTGTTTCTTTTTTGAGCGGGTAGCCATTTGCCGCAAACCACGCCCTCATTCGTGGAGTCACTTTGATTTCCGTCCCATATTCATGCACAGCGCCAATCATAACAAGTTCGGAATCATCTTCGCCGAACAAGCCAACTTTGATCTGTTTGCCGCCAAGTTGCTTTAGATTACGCATCACCTTGTCAATGTTGTTGGTATCCTTAATGACCATACTCATACAAACCGCACCTTTCGATATGGAGCAAGTAAGCGGTGCACTTCGTTCATCGTACCGCCTTCAAAGAAAGATTTGCTCATGTCGCCAAGCGATTGACTGGCCACGTTACTGTTTTCTTGGTACGCCTTCACCAATTTTGCCACCGCTTGCTTTACGTTTGGTGGCAATCCTTCATCAAACGACTGTCGGCAATATTGCTTCACATAATCTATTGCGTCGTCTAAAGTGACTTGCAAGTATTCGTCTTGTGATGTGTCATTGAGCGGGATTTTTAAACGGATTTTCAATTCATCTAATGTCATCGTTTCAACCGCTCCTTTTTCCATTGTTCAAAGGTCATGTCTTCTAATTCCTTTGCATCGACTTTTTCAATACGCTCAACCGAATAAGATAAGAAACAACGACAATTGATTGAGTTTTCGGGACGCAGGAATAATCCAGGCGCTTTTGCTCGGTCACTTCCGATTTTGAATTCTTCGTCTACCGGAATTTTTGTGCCGTCTAAATGCTTATGTCGGTCACGGACCCGCTGATCCTGCATGCTGTTCCATTCTTTCAGTAACACAACACCGTTTTTATGGGCATGTTCAGCGGCCTGCAACTTCCCTGTCTCAACCGCCCGATGCGCCTCTGTGCGTACTATCCTATTTGCCTTGACAACGTCATTTTCGAGCGCCCCTTTGATACGTTTGGTCATCTGTTTATACGTTTCACCTTGCACCAATCCTTGCGTGATTTCTTGCTGTATTGTATAAATGATCGCCGCCCGATTCTTTTCCAACCTCTGTGACAAGGTAAGCCCTGTGATCGGATTTTCGATCATAGCTGTAATGACTTCTGGTCGCACAGCGGAATAACTCAAGCGGCTTAACGTGTCTGTTTCCACCGCCCATGCGGTAAGATAATATCCATCAAGATAAGACTCTCCTAGAACGTCATAAACGGTCTTTCTCACGTCTTTGTAAAGCGTCTTGAGTAAATAGTCGATATACTCGATAAACTTGCGTAAGCGGTCGTATTTCGCCATCTCTGCGTATGTGAGTTTGCCGCCTATTTCATACTTTTCATAGAGTTTCGCAAGTTCTTGACGTATTTCACTAAGAAGGAGAGCGTATCGTTTAACGATTTCCCGCTCTCCCATTTTCACTAGCTTATTGACAAGTTTTTCAATCAGTTCGTTGATTTTGTCTAAGTTCGCCATAGGTCATCACTTGCTACGCTTGGATGAAGTTTTCTTCTCCTCATCCTCTTTGACTTCTTTAAATCCTTGCGGCGCATAGACGACTCTATACGCCTTTTCTGTCACTTCGATTGTCTTTTTACCATTTGTCACCTTCATTAAGCGTCACTCCTTATGGTGTAACGTCTGGCGTTAAAGCAGCAAACGCATCATCAGAAAGTGTCATGAAGCCGACATGCATTGTCGCACGCAATGCGAACATGTCACGTTCGAATAGATTGATTGGGTTTCCTTGATCGTCTTCCACAGTTGTTAAAGTAGCGTCTTCACTAATTTTGTATTCAATGCCTTGGAGTACGCTGTAACGAGTGTAATTCCAATCGGCAGCGAGTAATTCTGCTTTTGTGTAATCCCATGACTTGCTATCAACATATCCGATTGGTAAACCTAAGGCTTCGGATGTTGCACCAGCACGAGCATCATTAAAGATTGGTAAACCGTTTTGGTCTTTTGCTCCACGCAATTTTTGACGGAATCGGCGAGTTGTTGTAAATCCGTTTGCATCTTTGTCTGCGTCTTCAAGCAATGCCATCACCGCATTTAACTCATCGTAAAGGTTGCCGATAGAGTTCAATTCGACTTTGTTTCCTGCGGCATTCGCTTTTTCAAATACAGAAACCCCCGCTCCGAATGGTGAGTTGACACCGAAAAGCGCCGCTTGGTCAAACGCAATCGCAAAGGCTTCCGCAATAGCAGGGCGAATCTGATTGAAGAATTCAGAAACCGTATATCGTAAAAACTCTTTTGAAGCAGGAATAATAACCCCTAGCTTCTTCGTTCTCATAACAGCTTCTAACCATGTTGCTTTAGAAGTTTGGATCCGTTCACCTTCACCTACCCAATATGCTCCTGGACCACTAGCAAGGTAAGTGAATTTCTTTTCCGGCTTTGTCATTGGCTCATATTTTGCCAATTTTGTAATCGCCGCTTGTTGCATAAACTCCTTTAACACCAATGTCGCTTGTTCTTGCGGGATTTGACCTGTCACCGCATCTTGAAGTAATACGTTATTTGGATTGAATGCCATTTAAAATTCCCCCTTTATAATTTTCGAATATTTGCTTCTTGGGCTAATGAAGCAATATCAATCGCTCCACCGCCGCCATTATTTCCTTGGTCGATTTGACGACCATGTTCCTTAAATTTGGCTTCGACCGCTTTTTGAACAGCGGCACTGTATTCTTGCTCTAATCGCTCAAGATTTTTGAGTGTGTTTTCCTCGTCATCGGCAATAAAAAAGTCAATAATTCCTTTTGGCAATGCCTTCTCATCGGCAAGCTTTAAGGCCTTATTGACTAATGCTTCACGCTGACGTGCTTTTTCTGCTTCTTCAATTTGTTTGCGTAGTTTTTCAATCTCAATTTGTTCCGGTGTCTTTTCCGGGTAACGTTTTTTCACTTCTTCATCAATGAGTTTTTCTAGGTTGTTTTGTTTCCATGTTTCCAACGATTTGGTGAAGTGACGATCTAAATATGGCTGTAACACCTTTTGACCTTGATAGCTATTTAGAAACCCTTTCACACTTTCTTCTGTTGGTCGTGAAAGTTCTTCTAAATAGACTTTTACTTCGGGATTATCCTTGTTTTCCTCTAAATACTTCTTAATTTCTTCTAAATTCATGATTATTACCTCCTATTTACGCCCTATAAGTTCGTAATGCCCTTATAGTGCAAGATTTTTTTATTGAGTGACATCATCTGTCACATCGTCAAGAGAAACATTGTAAGCGTCTTGTTCCGCTTGCATTCGCTCTAATTCATATTTCACATCATCGACAAATGAGAGAAGTGATAAGCGTGTTTCTTCGCTTACTAAACCTTTAAGCTGTGCGGTCATTGCCGCTTCTTCTGCCAAGTTGACAGGAAGATTTCGTTTGAATCCAAACCATATTTTTAAATAATCATCACGGTTCGCAATGCCCTTCTTCGCCCAAGCGGAGCAAAGTACCTTGAATTGATAACGCAAAGCGGTTGTCATCTTCCGCTCCATCGTGATGCATTTGTTTTCTAAAGCTAGTAATTTAAACCGCATAGCGACACCGGAAAGGTTGCCGCCAAACTGTTCATCGGAGAAATTCACCGATTTGGCAAACCGCATAATGTTTTCTTCTAAGCGGTTGAGGTGATTTTCAATCATTTGGTCGTTGATGTCTTTCGTCAAATACTTGATATCCTCTTTTTCATCCAACAATTCAAAAATTCCAGTGCGCTTCAGCTTCTCCAACGTTTCCTCGTCTACTCCGATGCCTTTCAGAACGAGATATGCCAAGCGGTACTGCTCGATTTCGTTGCTGGCATCGGAAAGTGTACGGTCATAGGCATCAATAAGAGACAGTACCTTTTCCGCGTCTCCTTTGAGTTCCTCATTGTTCGGCAGTCCATAAAGCGGACAATAATCGAACGTGTGAAGTTTTTGCCCCACAAGCGAAAGACTGCCGCTGCCTTCTTCAAAGAAGTACACATGCGTATCATCGTAAAATTCCACTCTTAACGACTCTGTTTTCATCAGCGGATTTTGAATCGTGTAATACCGCAGAGCATATGTCGGTTCTGTAATTGCTCTATCGGATAAGATGATACATTCCCAAGGCGGTAAGTTAATGATGCGCTCTTTTCCTTCTAGGTCAATGTAGGCTAAACGTGCGCTATAACCACATATCGCCGACATCTTACCCCATTCCGCATCGGCATCTTCAACATTGTTACGGAGATTGAATTCATCTACCGTCTTTTTCAGCTGCTCATCTCCATCGGTTTCGTAAGAAATCGGATGACCAAACATATATCCTACTTTCGTATCCACGATTTCTGCATCAAAGGCGTTGTTCAAGCGGTTGTTGACTTTGTTATCAATCCGCTTAATCGTTCCTGTTTCAAAGTCCTCATATTCAATCGGCTTGCGGCTTAGAATCGGTACACCGCCCACTTCCGCTTTGTAACGAGCGTATAGCCCTTTCATGCGCTCATGGTCTTGTTTATGAGCATCAATCATCTGTCGAATTAAGTCAGCGGTGATGCCGCTCTTTTTGATTTCATCCATAAACACACGCAATGTTCTCACCTCCTACGAAATACGTGCTCTTTTTCGAATCGGTTCAAGTGAATATCGCAACGCATCAAGCAAATGGTTGTAATCGTCAATCGGTTTGTTTACTAGTTGCCCCTCTTTGTTCGTATCCCACACGTAGTTACTCAACTCAATCATGAAATTTGTACAAGACGGATGCACATAGATTTGAAACTGCTGAATAAACTGAATCCCATGTTTCACGCTGTCTGGCCCTTTTTCCGCCGCTTTCACCCTTCTAATCCCATAGCGACGTAATTCCATAATGCTTTTTGGTTCGGCGCTATCAGCAATAATCAATTCTTTTGCATAACCTTTCCGCTTAATCATGTCGGCAATATCGGTATTCAACATCCCTTTTTCATAATGCTCATCAAATAAGAACAATTCACGGTTCTTCACATCAACCAACGCACAAGAGAGAGCAGTCGGGTCTACGCTGTAACCAAAGTCCAACCCGAAAGCGGATTTGACTCCTTCTCGCTTGGCGATTTCATGTTTATCAAAGTGCGTTTCCTTCCAATTCTCATACACCGCACCTTCTGCAATTCCCCATTCGCCAAGTCCTTCAATTCGGTATCGTCTTGGTTGGTGAATCCGCATCCATTCGAATAACTCCAGGTCGGACTTATCAAGAAACTCATTGCAAAGGTAATTCGTCGTAATCGCCAACACATTCGGATTTTGGACATCAAAAAAACGCCGCTTCAACCAGTGCTTATCGCTCCAAGGGTTGAAAGTCAGCGTTATTTGTTTAAATAGTCCACCCGTATCACCGCGGATAGACATATCCACTTTGTTGAAATCATCTTCATTAAGCACTTGGAAGGCTTCTTCAAACCAACACCAAGCCAAATAGCCTGTGTCTACAGTAATCGATGTAATACTCATCGGATCATCTAAGCCACGGAACAAGATTTTCTGTCCTGTCGGCTTATATCGAATCTCTAGCGGACTTGTGCGCCATTCCCATAAATGAGCCACTTGCAGTCGCTGAATCGCCCATTTTAATTGTGCAAACGTCGAATCCTTATGGTCTTTGTACACCTTCCGCACGACTAACAAATTAGCGGTTGGATACTTCATCATGTGTGTAATGTACCAAAGAGCGGTTGTCGTGGACTTTTTCGAAGCACGGCCACCTTTCACCACACGATAGCGGCCACGGAAGTTCCAAAACTCTTTATAGCCGCCGCCCACCACTTCTTTTAAACTGACTCTAATCATCTAAATCCTCAACAATGACCACTTGTTGAGTGCCTTCGATTTGCTGTTTGTCGGTCCACATCGCATATCGTTTCCCAAGCAGTTCAGCGGCTTTTACGCGGTCTTTAATGCTCGGTGTATTGTCTATCATTTCAAAGAAATCTTTCCCCACAATCGGAATACGTTCAGTCACTTCGCCACGCATTACCTGTGTGAGAAAGGAAAGAATCTCATCTTGTTTCGCGATACGTTCGGATTCGATTTCTTTCATTCGTTCCTCAATGTATTTTTTCACCGAGTAATTTCCGAGTAATTTCCTTGCATTCGCTTCCGCAACATGCCGCTTTTCTGCTTTGTATCCAGCCTTTAGATATGCTTCTGTCGCATTCCCAAGTTCAATATAATAATCCGCAAATGCCTTTTGTTTTGGTGTTAGCTTCATGTTACATACTCACCTACCTCCAAATAAAAAAGCACCCTAAAAGAGTGCTAATTGTTTAGTATTATCCGTTCCTTAAATATTTCACTTGTTCCACCATCTTTCACACACCGAGGAAACAGGCACGAAACAATATAAGGGGCTTGCCATTTTGCCCATAAGCAACCTTTGCACTTATGCTTCTCATATTCTTCTTTCGCTTTTTCTTCTTCCTCATCGTATCGTTCCATGCCTGTCACCTCGCTTTCGTTGCGCTTTCCGCGTCAAATTGTTTTAAAACGATCTACCGTGTTTTTAAGGATTGAATACAGTTGTTCGCCAATCTTAAAACGATCTTTGTTGATTTCTAAACTTTTATAAATATCACCATCATCATGTCTCATTACGGCTGCTTTCCAGTCGCAAACCATTTCGATTAAGTCAAACAAATCCATTCCATTCACGCCGTTTTCATAATGTTCAGGGTGGTGGCTGTTGTTAGCATAATGATGTTTCAATGCCACGCTCATTTCTTTTAAGAATGTTTTATACTCATCCGAACCATAAGTGCTACCTTTGAGTTTTGGAGTGTATTCTGTGAATATCTCTAGTTCGGGAGATTCTAGTTTCGTTTGATCGTGCGCTACTGCTCTTCTCAATAATTCGCTTGCGGCGCTCATCATAAATTCCCTTACTTGATTAATGTGGACAATCGTATCTTTCTTGCAATCTTCTTCGGTATACTTCCGATATTCAGCCACGTTTCATTACCTCACTTTCTGATTTAGCACATATTTTTGTTAGAACACCTCTTTTTTAGGCATAATAAAACACCGCCCTTTCCCACTCCCAAAGAAAGAACGGTGTCTGCCGCGGAGAGGATATTCAATTGTCATTGATATACCCGTTTGTATGGGTTTACCTACTATCATTTTACATCAGAAAATATTGCCAAAACGGACATAAAACGGACATGTTTCGCATACATAAAAATAGGGCGGATTATCTCCACCCTAAAAAGTCCATAATGGAATATACGATTTCATTTCTCCACCGCCGCGCTTGTCGTTCGCTAATGTGTAATTGTTCCGCTATACCTTCCCATGTGTAACGTTGCGGTTTTGTCCAATATTTGAGTTGAATTAGCCGTTTCTTTTCTTCCGGCAAGGATTCATATACCGTTTTGATCGCATCCGCAATTTGTTCTAATTGTTGCAATCTCCGGTGTGTTACAATAGCAACGGCTTTTCTTTCTGTTGGAGAGGAAGGAAGGTTTCCCCTTCCCCCTCCTACATTTTCGTCGATCTCTTTCCCGTATAGAATATCCTCGCGAATCCGTTCGATTTCTTTGAGTGTTTCGTGATACATGTATAGTTCCGCTTCCACATGTGCAAACACCGCTTTATTTCTCGCTTTTGTTGCTACCGTCATTCACTCAACCCCTCTAATGCTTTTAGATGTGCGTATTTGAACTTCAACACTTCACAATACACAATTGCATCGATCATTTCTTGTTGCAAGTGTTCCAGCCATCCGATAAAATCATAGTCCGCTGGATTGACCGTTGTCCCGTACTTCTCTAACCCTTTTCGTGTCTGTTCTTCAAGCATTTTCTGTACGTTGCGTAGAATCTGATTTTTATTGAGTTCTTGCATCCAATATTCTGCTTTAGATTCCACCTTTGGCGACCTCCTTCATGTGTTCATATTTTTTCTTGAGTATCTGTATCTGCTCTTGTGTAGATAAGTACGCCGCCCTCCATCGCAACGCTTCTGCTTCATATTCCGCTTCTTTTCTCCGCCATTCCGAAGCAGCCATTTCCGCTTTCATTTCGCGGTCTTTTGTCGTTCCCTCGGGGTCTAGCGTATATATCGTTGCGATCGTTTCCCTGCGCTTGGCTTCTGCAAGCTTCCAATCTTTCGTTGCCGCCGCCCACAAACCGCCGAGCAACTCGAGTATCTGACCGTAGATTGATAGCTTTTGCATTAATTCGTACGGGTTTTCCTCGTTGAGAGAAGCTGCCTTTTTGTAAAGTTCAGCAAGCTTTGTTGTTTTGCCCATGTCGTCACTCCCCAACGAACCACATGCCGTTTTTCGCTAGGTCAAGCGGAAAACTGACGAATCCGTTTGGTGTCACCACTTCTCGCTTTTCTCCGTTGTATTCCACGTACACTTTTCCGCCGTTTCTTAAGTGTTTCATTGCTACCTCGAAGCTAATTTGTGCCATTATCTTTTCCTCCCATCAGTTCCAAGAATTTTTCGAGTTTCATCGACACAATCCATTCCTGCCTATCGGCCCGAAACGCCACCACATCAGGATTGGATTGATTCAGCCAATCGTATAGCTGTTTCATACCGCTTTTTCTGCGCTTGACTTCCGCTCTCCAGCCATTCGGCAATATCGCATCG